ACCATAAAGGATTCTGATGATAAGACTCATTTGATGTTCTATGATGATGTGGGCATAAAGGTATGACCTCATAGTTAGATGCTCGTTTACCCATCATTCCTTTCTTAATATGATGCAGTTCTGCTGGTGTATCATAGAAACCGAGCTTTCGACAAGCAATACAACCTAATTCTGCAACTTTTTGCATATGTTTCTTCTCAGCCAATGTTTTTGACTTCATTATAACTTTCTTAAAGTTTTAAACCTATGTCCAACTATTGTATCTGTCGGCTCATCTCCACGATAAACCTTAATCAAACAAGCTGGATTATCTTCTGTAGCATTTAAAGTGAAACTTGTTTTAGGTACAGCTAGTTTACCTGACCTAACTATTCTTGTTATTTTCCCTTTGGCTCTACCACCTGATGAATCCCAAGAAACCATATCGCCTACTTTTAAAGCATCTGATTCTGCTTTACTTTCTCTTTCTTTCATTATTTGGTTTCTTTTAGATTTTGACCAACTAAAACCAGCATCACCACCCCAAAGCAACCATGCTATTTTACCAGCACTTGGATATCCCTCAGAACCTGAATTAAATCCACGACCTTGCTTATCTACTTCGTGTCTACTGAAGAAACTATACATTCTTAAAACAGTATCAGGAGATAGTCTTTGTTTATTAACTAACTGATTGGCTCTCGTGACTCCTACTTGTGTGCCACCACGATTAAATTCTTTTCTTAACTCTAATCCTCTTTTCGCATTGTTAGCCATAGTATCTGTCGGCACTAATTTCAAATCGCTTAATGCTTTACTATCTGCTAACAAAGATTCATACTCCTCATGAGTTTCACAAGGCATATAAACTGTCTGACCATCTTCTGTATGTGAATGAATACCAACACAACCTATTTCTTCGGCTCTTTCTTGTGCCTCTTCTTCAGTAGTAAAGGTATCGACATCAACTGCCTCTTTTTTACCATAAGCTAACTCAAAGTCTTTTTCATTTCCCTCTGCATCTACAGGTTGGTCATTATCCTGAACACTAGAGGCATCTACTTCGCCAATAGGGAATAAGTTGCTTGGTATATATAACTCATCAGCACCCTCTATTTCTTCAAGTCCTAACTTCTCTCTTGCCTCATTACGAGTCATAATACCATTCTGTACTGCTTGTGAAACATTGAGATAAACTTGTTTAGTCTTTTCTGCCATAGCTGGTATGCTGGTTAAATCATATTCAATTCTAATATCGCCATTATAAAGAGGCGATAAGAACTCATTTAAGTCAGATTGAACTCTAGTCAATAGAGGAATTACTGTTTCTTCATATAATGCTAATTTTGCAGTTTCCATATTGCTGTAAGTATTAGCCTCAGGAATACCAATTAATTGTGCTGGAACTCCGAAACATAATGCTATTTCCCTTGCAGATAAGTTAAGAAGTTCTAAGAAGTCCATGTCTTTTGGGTTTAATCCTAATTGTTTATATTCAAAATTACCCTCTAGCAACATGGGTCTGCCTGAATTTGAACTACCTTGAAATCTCATTTCTAAATCTTCTAACAGTCTTGCTCTTTGGTCATCTGTTAAAGTAGCAGACATTCCTGTTTCATCTTTTGGCTCAAACTTTAACATACCACTTGGAGTGCAACCATTTTTTAATAATGCAACATTATGTAAACCAGCAAGATTATGTTGGTCAATATTGTAAGCACTTGCCAATATTGGACTTAATCCATAAAAGTCATCTAAAGGATTCCATAATTTAATTTGTTTTAATTGTGAACGACCATTGTCTTGGTCTACAGGATATTCTTTAATAATTTGACCATCTACTAAGTAGCAATAATAATCAGGAATCATTGAAGAACTTGATTTAATTTTAATTCTGTCAGGTCTTAATAAATATAATTCTCTTGGTGGTGTATCGTTTTCTGTATCTCTTAAAAGATATGAGTTTCCTGAAATAAGTAAGTAAGAATATAATGAGGCAAAGTATTCACCACCACTTTGCAAGGGATTGGGTCTTTCTAGTAGAGATATTAGCTCATGGTTTTCTAATTCAATATCGCCATCAAATACTTTTATTTTTACTGCACTTGCTGAATCAGCAATTAATTTTACACATCTATGTACGATTGCATTGTCTTGATAACCCTCTTTGGCATAATCTTTATATCTTCTAGCAGACTTACCCATGTATGCCTCTAGTCGATTAATCATAACTGTTGGCGATTCTTTTTTCTGAATACTTCCTTTAAAAAATTTATCAAATATACCCATTACAACTCCTAACTAATCTTAAATATTGCTTGACCACTATTCTGTAGTGATGTTATTGCCCAAACTAAGGCATCAACCCTATCATCATGATATTGTACCCCATTTCCTGTAAACTGGCACATCTGTTCTTCTAAATCCTTGAATACTCCTACATGGTGAATCCGATTCTGCTCATACAGTGCTGATATCGGCTCGGCTCTAACAATTTTTCCTCTACTTGCTCTAACACTTGTATAAGGAATTGATTGATTCTGTGTTCTTAATAATCTCTCAATCAAATCGCCACCATTATTAACCTCTGCTACAATCCTATCACATTCATATTGTTTATAAAGTGATATGGCTTTCTTAACCCATACATCAGGCGAACTCACTTGGCTACCATCATGCAATATGTAGTAATGATTATTAATATCACGACCAGCAACTATCATTCCTGTTTCATCTGAGTTCTCGTTACTGGTAACTGCTGGGTCAATAGCAACAACAATTCTTTGTAAGTCTATTGGATAGTTTGTTAATCTATTTTCTTCAATGTTTTTATAATTAAATAATGCACCCTCAATATCTTCTAGGATTTCTGCATAGAGTTCTTGTCTACCCATGCGAGTACCCTCATATCTTTCTTTTAACATTTGGATAGATGATTCTGCAAGGTTGTCAATGTTCTCAAATGTTGAGCCTGTGATTAACTTGGTATCACTTCTTTTAGCAAGAGTCTTTATTATCTTGGTCGGTCTAGGTGTTGTGGTAATAATGCACTTAGGATTTTGACCTAATCTTAATGCCATCATTAAGTTATCGAAAGTTTCTGTGTATCTCCAAGAGGCTAACTCATCACACCAAACCCTATGAAACTGAACACCACGAAGTCTGTCAGGCTCTATTGCTGGGAATCCAATTATCTTTGAACCATTATAGAAATGTATTTCATTATCTGATTTATTATATCCAATGTTACTGAGTAATCTTTTATCAATTATATTTATAAAACCTGAATCACCAGCAAATACAACTCTTTTTAAATCTCCATATGTTGGTGCGACTACACCACAAACTACATTATCATTTCTTAAACAGTATTCTACAATGTCGTATGCACCTGTTAAGGTTTTACCCCAACCACGACCAGCAAGGAATAAATGTATATTAAATTCATTAGTGTCCTCTACTAATTGTGTTGGTCTTGCTTTATCGTACCAATCAATGAGTAGATTCGTTGCTATCTGATTTAATGGATTTAGTTTGTCGAAGTGATTTGAGCAAACTCTCGAATCGTTCTTTTTCATCTGATACATTGTTTATCTCCACAACATCAGTTTCTTTCCAACCAGCTTGAGTTTTAAGCCAAAAAATAGATGCAGTTAAAGCCTCTCTACCTGTTCCTGTTGCCATACGATATAAATTATTAGCGATAGTTGCTGTTGATGATGCCTTGCCTAGTTTTAATTCAGAATCATAGTATTTGTATAAGGTAGGTTTTGATATACCAGCTATGGAACAAATCATGTCATGAGTTATACCAATCCCTGATAGTTGTTTAACCATCTTTGCTATCTCATCTGTTTTCTTTACTATTTTTGGCATATATACTCTTTTTATAGAGTAAAAATAAAATAAAAGCAAGATATTTAATCAAATCACTTTATTATATTATTAGTATAATATATACTTATAGTATATTAAATAAATGAGGGTATTATGAAACCATTAAACAAATCTCACAACTGGGAACTTAGGGTAGAAAAAAGCAATATTGAATGTGATTTGAAATCTTTCTTAGGTAATCATAATTGTAGTAAATCAAGCGATTTAGAAACAGCAGACAAAGTTCGATATATGATGATGAAAGAGAGAGTATCAGCTATTGAAACTAAATTTAAAAAAGATAATTATAAATAAATTTATTGTTTAATTCTTTTTCTTTGGTCAGTCAACCTGATTTGTGCAAATTTACCTTTCCTAGCATTATTTATTTTGCAAAACATTGGATAAGTTTCAAGCATATACTGTGCTGAATCTTTTTCAGAATCAGGTGTTCTATATTCTTGTATGCCACCTTTTTCTGTATATATCTTGGTTTTAGGTGCTAAATAATTAAATCTAATTATACCACCATCTTTTTTATAATATTTGATGGTTCTCTCGTAATCTTCTTTTGTATGATATCTTTCATTGAGAACATATGCTTTATCCTCATGTCGATTAACCCACCCATAAAAACAAGCAATAACAAATTTCAAATTAAATGAGATGGTCGTTTTCATAAAAAATGGATTAAATGATGCATTGATTCCCCATAAATCTAATTTATGCTCAGTACATAATGAAAAAGCTTGTTCACCTAGTCCGACCAAATCTGTCACAGGGAAAGTTTTTTTGTCATTCATTTTGCTTTCAAGACTCATGATATCATCATCAATACCCATAACAAATTGACCTACTGGGTAATAATCTATCATAAAATTTCTTTGAGCATTGATACTATTGTTATTTGCTACAATAATATTCAAAGGATAATTTTTTAATTTATCAGTATATTCTTCAAGCTCATCTGCTCTGCTTAAAAAAACATCAACATTTTTAAAATCAATATTAGTAGTAGATAGATATTTTATACTTTTATTTAACAATGTATCTGACCTACCACAACTGGGTATCGCTATTCTAAAATTCATTTATCTCTCTCTAAGGCTATGTTTAATTCTTCTTTGGCACTTCCACATTTAATCATTTTTTCTCTTACATAACATACTGCTGAGATTCTTTCACAATCACCATGTTTTACTATCTCAGTATTTCCATGAATCTCATGAACATCAAAGAACCCAACATCAGTATTTCTTACATTTAAACCAATTCCATATTTAGGGATAACAGTATAAGCACCATCATATCTTCCTTTTTCTAAGACTGCTAAATTACCAATGCCATCTTTAAAATCTCCTTTATCAGTATGACAAGCAGTTCTGAAGTTATTATTCAGGGTAACTGTCGTGAATGCTGTATTGTCTATTTTAAAATCTTTGTGTATTTTTTCCCAGTATGTTTTTTGCAAATTATATTTTTCAGGAACAAATGTTTCATAAAGTTTAGAAATATATCTAATGTATGGCAATGTTTGTTTATACTCATCAAAAAATCTTTGGCTAAACTCTGTCATTCTACAATATGGAATCCTAGCATATCTGTCCATATAACCTATCACAGATGAATTTACTGCTATTGCTTTAGGCGAATTAGATAAAGTGCCATCTTTTTTTAAAGGTATAAATCTCCCACCACTAAGAACTTTACCAACATACATACCATTAATTTTCATGCCCACTTTCATTTCATCAGTTTGACCTGATGCCATTCCTCTGTTATTAGATTCCCTGAGTGATGCTTTTCTCAGAAATGGAAATGCTTTTTTACAAAGTTCAAATGGAACTATTTTGTTCAGATAGACTGCAACAATATCTCCTTTCTCATTCTTGAAAGTAGTATCATCTTTAGGAATAGGATATTTTATATAAGACTCATCAAGATATGTGCCTTTTATCTCATCTAATTCTTCTTTTGTTTTATGCTCTTTAACTGTTATTACTTTCATATTCATTTTTAACAGCTGTCATAACTGCATCTGTTATATTTTCAGAATTATAAACCTGTTTCAATTTTTCTATTTGTGTTCTAAATATTGGCTCTGTTTCTGAACTAAGAAATAATTGTATCATTCTTACTTGTGATGGTAAAAAATCATCTCCCTCACCTGTGAACTCATTATCAACAGCACTCATTGTTTCGTTTAACTCTGCAACATTAGAAAAATTTAATTCTTTAGAATCAAATCCCCAGTCGACCAAATTATCAACATCAAAAAAGTTTGCAAGGTTATCAAAATTCCATTGACCTTGATTTTTATTAAGTCTTACATTCAATTCTTTCTCTTGTTTTTCATCAAGATTAACTTCTACACAGGGCGCAGTTTTCAAACCCATATCAATAATAACTTGTAGTCTTTGATGACCACCAACCAATATGTTTTTCCTGTTTGGGTGTATATTAACTATCAATGGGTCTACAAGACCGAATTTATCAACACTTTCTTTGATTTCAGCGAACTGTTTCTTGGTTATTTCTCTTGGATTGTAATTAGCTGGTATGATGTCAGCTACATTTTTTTCTACTACTTTCATATTGACTCCTAAAATTTATTCATTAATGAATCATAACACTTTGTGTCATTATTCCAACGAAGTGTTATTTCTCCTATGTTTCCTTGAACATCTACTTCCCTAACTTTAGCAACTCTGACCTTAGTTTGACCTCTCTCAAAATCCCTTGTGACTATAACACCGATATCAGCTTTATTATTCCAATGACTTGAACCACTCACATCATACAAAGACTTGACCTCAAATAATCCATCAGCATTTCTGATTTGTTTTGTAGGGTGTGCAACCATGAAACTGATTACATCATTCTCACGATTGAATCTTTTAATCTTAGAAATAAGAACTGATATATGCTCATCTTCTCTTAAATTGGCTCTAGCTGGATTTATTTCATTATATGGGTCAGTGACAATACCATCTATTTGATAATTATCTACACAGTATTTGGCTCTATCTAATATCCAATCTATATCAGGTGAATCACCTTTTTTATCTATGAAATAAAAATGCTCATTGATAAAACTAACTGCCTCTTGAACTTCATCTATCGTACATCTATTCTGAAACATAGCATCAAAAGGTTTATGCACATACTTTTCTATGAGTCTTTTAAGATTGACTGCCAAAGAATGTTCAGGCGAATAAATCATGTATTTAAAACCATGCTCTTTAGCAGTTCTCATTATGATATCGTATGTCAAACTAGACTTACCACAGTTTGGTGTTCCAGTCATCAATATGAAACTTGGTTTCACTAACTGCATGATAGGGTCTAAATCTTTGAACCCTGTCGAATATCTTTTGCAAGTCTTTCCCTCATACAGTTCCCATAAATCATCATACAAACTTTTGGCAGTATGAATACCATCAATTTTTTCATTCATTGTTTTTAGTCCTCATTGTTAAAATACAATACTATACTTTTGATATTAATAAGTAAAGTATCAACCAGCAATGAAATTTTTATTCCTAGTCTTTTGTCTAACAAATTTTTTATTATTTGTTATATTAGTATTACCAGTCATATTGACTATATCATTTTTAGGGCATTGAATAATATAATTGTTATTTTTTCTAATGCCTTTTCCTGTTTTAAAAACTTTTATCAATTTAGAATTAATGAGTTTTTTTATGTATCTTTGAACACTACTCTCAGAACAACAACATATTGTTGCTAAATGACTCAGGCTCGGATAACATTTATTTTCATCATCAGCATAATTAGAAAGCATAAGCAATAATAATTTACTACCACCACATTGTGTTTTCTGTTTAGTCGCCCATGATAATGCTGAAAAACTCATTAATAAAAATCATTTGGTTGAACTTCACTATTAGTGAACTCAACGATTTTTTCCATGTTTTTTTTAGTAGGAATCTTCTGACCATACTTCCAAGAATTGACTGTGACCTCAGGGACATCTAATACTTTAGCTACCTTGCTAACGCTAAGTGATTGATTTTTAAGGTATTCTTTAAAATTCATTTAATTTATCTCCATGTTTGTTATGCCATTATGGATTATTTTATATTAAAAGTAAATATAAAAAAAGTATTTTAATACTTTACTTATTAATATTTAAAGTATAAGGTTGTAATCATATTAACTTAACGAGGAAAATATTATGAAAAAAGATAAATTTTTAAATGGTTATAATATCTCTAACCCTAAAACTCAAGCCGAGAAAGTGTTAGTGCATTTATTAAAAAAGAAAGCAATCACATCTTGGGATGCTATAGAAACTTTCAGAATCACAAGATTATCGGCAATTATATTTAATCTTAGATGTCATTTTAATATTGAGTCTATCGACACAACAATAAACAATAAACATTTTACAACTTATGTTTATAGAGGAGAGATGTCATGAAATTATTTTTAAAAGCACAAAGAGATAGATTAATAAAAAATCACATAGCCCACAAAAAAGAATGGAATTCTGAACATCCCACAAGTGTTGATTTCAAAATAGTTGTTAAATTATTTAATCCTACTGGTATTGGCACTTGGTGGCTAACTGAGTTAGACCCTGAAACAAATATAGCTTTCGGTGTTGCACAATTACACGAAAGAGAGGCTGGTTATATTGACCTTAATGAACTTAAAGAGTTTAAAGGTGTTATGGGTTTACCAATAGAACGAGATATGTATTTTGAAAGCAACAAACATACTATCGAGGATATTCTAAATGGTGGTAGTGTTCTATGACTAAGCAAGAAAAATGGAAAACGATAGCAAGTGCCGAGATACTTAAAAAAAAGAATCTCGGTTATCAAAGTATCACTAGCATAATAAATGCTAGACCAAATCGTAGTTTGGAAAAGTGGAGAAAAGAATTGGGTGAAGATGTTGCTAACTTTGAAATGAAAAGATGTGCTGAAAGAGGTTTAAAAGTACACTCAATGATACAAGAATATTTTACAACCGAATATAAACACCTTTATAGCAGTTCTGAAGAGTCTATGCCTACATCACACAGATGCGATAGTGTTTTAGCAAATGGCTTATTCATGAATATGCTTGGCTATCTAGAAATGATTGATGATATTGTTTTTATAGAAACTGAACTTTATTCTGACACTTATAAAATTCATGGTCGAGTAGATTGTATCGCTAAAATTAAAGGATATAACCATGATGAGGGATATTTAGCTGTTATAGATTTTAAAACTTCTAATCTTCCAAAGCAAAGCATCAAAGATAATTATGGTGTGCAATTATGTGCCTATGCAGTTATGTATAACGAGATGTTCAACGAGAACATAGAAAATGTTGTATTGATAAGTGCTGATGAAACAGGTGGCTCACAAATGATAAGGCGAGATGTTAAGAAGTTTATGCCTACATTCGAGGAGTGGGTGGTATTTTGAAAGATAATATAAATCCAAAACACTACAAACAAGGCAAGATAGAAGTAATTGACTTTATACTTGACCAACAAATGAATTATCTAGAGGGAAATATAGTCAAATATATTTCTAGGTATAAACACAAGAATGGTATTGAAGATTTGAAAAAAGCACTTTGGTATCTAAGTAAACTTATAGGAGTATGGGAAAATGACAAAAATAAAAGTAAAAAAAGATAATAAAAATGTTAAAGGTATTGAGAAAAGAATCGGAGAACTTGTTAATGAACATTTTATATTTAGTGGAATGAGTCCTAAATTTGAAAAAGCATTAAAAAAGAAACTTGTAAAAGATTCTGTCAAAGATACTTTAAAAAGAAATAATATAGAAATAGATAAATAATACTATATTTATATATATTTATAGTATATAGTTGTAATATTAAACAATGATAATGAGGAAAATCAAATGGAAAGTAAACACTTAAAATCTCATAATGAGGAAAAAAGAAAAGAACATAATGAGCTTGGTTTAATTACTGCTATGCACGAATATCAGCAATTAAAACTAAAATCAGATGCTACTGGTAGAAATAGTCGGTTTAAATCAGAAGAAAATCCTAAAGGTACTCCATACTCTACATTAGAAGATGCTATTGAATGTGCTAATGAGGGTTTGAAATTTGGTCTAATATTCACACAAAGTGTTATTTGCGAAGATAGTCAGCAGTATTTACATACTGTGGTAAGACATATAAATGATACTGAAACTTTACAATGTAAATACCCATTATTTGTAAATAATAAAGAAAACCCACAGGCATTCGCCTCTACAGTTACATATGCTAAAAGATATTCTTTGCATATGTTATTTGGGTTCGGAAGTATTATTTCAGATGATGATGATGGGAATGTAGCAAGTCCTGTTAAGGCAACTAATAATAATCAAACAAATAAATTTTAGGAGATGATATGCAATATTTAGTAATAGAAAAAATTAATAATTCTTATTATTTGGTAGGTAATACACCATTTGATACAGAAAAACAGGCACACATGATGTTGGACTTACAAAGAGAATGTAATCCACATAGAAAATATCAAACTGTGTCTATTTTAGAAGAAGAAAATTTGGAGGTGGTAAAATGAGTGAATGGGATAGAACTGATATCGAAAATGAACTAGCTGAATCAGATAATCAAACACCTAAAGAAGAAATGGACTTAGATAGTTTGTTTTGTAAAGGCTCATTATCTGACCCTGATGGTTTAGAGTTATTTAAGAAAGGAAGTCTTAAAGATAGTAAACCATATACCAATGAAGATGGTAGTAGAATACCTGACAGGTTTCCTAAAAAAGTAATTGTCACAAAGGCATTATCTTCCAAAGGAACAGAATATTTTACTGTATATGCAGAGGTGGGTTGTTTGTTCGACCCAAAAAGTCCTGACTCTAAAACAGTCAAAACTGGATTTATTAATATAGATGGCAAAGATAAAACTTTGAATGTATATGATAATGAATCATACTATGGATTAGAGATAAGAGAAAAAGATGATAGCACACCATTCTAATGTTTTCCTCATATAGACATTCGGTGCTTTTCATCAAGTGGGTAGTTGTAGCTTTGACTACCCACGACCAAAAGGAGTTTAATTATGTCTTTAACAATTCTAAAAACTAGTTTTTTTCAATCACATGGTAATCCTGATATGGATAAGATACCAAACTATGGTGTTGTCAAACTTCCTATCAATCGTGCAGATTTAGTTTCAGCAAGAGTGGAATTATCGAGTGGTGTTGGAGTTCAACAAGATGCTAAAGTTAATTATGGTGTTGATGATAAACTCACTAGAAAAGTCAAGATGTGGAGAATACCTTTAGATTCTAAGATAGGTGGTTTGTTTCATGTTTATGCAGTTGAGCTTAATAAAATATTTAATTATAGAATATCAGCTATACAAGATATTCAATATTTAGAATATAGTGTTGGAGATTTTTATAAAACTCATACCGATATAAATTGTGAGATAGGCTCTACTAGAAAAATATCAATCTCTTGGATATTAGATGATAATTTTGAGGGTGGAGAATTAAAAATAATGAGTGGTGGTGAAGAAGTAGTTATAAAAAATAATGATAATGAATTAGTAGCATTTACAAGTTTTATGAATCATTGTGTCACACCAGTGACCAAAGGAACTCGTAAAGTTTTAGTTTGCTGGGTAAATGGCGAAAGCTGGAGATAAATAATGAACAATAATGAATATCAAGAAAAATTAAATAAACTTGGTGAAGAAGAACTAAAAAGAAGAGTGCAAGAAGTTGGTAAAGTAGTCAGAGAAAGAACCAATTATCATGGAATAAATATTATAAATCAGCTCATATCTGATAATTTTGACAGATATAATATTGATGAAATATGTACCAGTATTGATGCTATAACCAAGTCAAATGACCATTTAAGATATGTAGACAATGGTATAATTGACCCTTTATTAGCTCAAAAAAAACATCAAAATAACTCAAAATAAATGTATACTTTTAGTATAAGTTAGTTTATACTGTATGTATAAGCTAATAAAACAGCTTATAAATTTAACATAAAACGAGGATATTTAAATGGAACTACGAAAAGATGGAAGTATGTATTGGGAAAAATCAGATATGAGAGATATCAAAGATGGAAACAATGAATACTTTAAAAAAATAGATAATATAAGTCTTGAAGAACTAAATATAGTTGCATACGAAGATACATCATGTGATAGACCTAATGCTATATTATTTTCTACTAGAAAAGATGCTAGAGGTGCAAATCATATGTGGTGGTATACTGGATTTGATTCTAAAGAAGAAAGAGATTTGGCTATTAGTCATACATATAATCTTGCTGAATCACGCTGGAAACATACTGCAATAAAACTTGAATATGTTGCACCTCAATCAATGGTTGGTAGAGGTTATAGGGTCAGGAAAGGTTATTCAGAAGATATGATTAACTGGGAACATGCTAAATATATTACTAAATAGTAAAAATAAAACTATACTATCAGTATAAATTAATATATACTGGTAGTATAAACAATAAAAAACGAGGATATAAATATGAAACTAACAACAGAACAACTTTTGGAGAAACTAGAATTTGCTTGTGAAGATGGAACTTGTGAAGAACAAAGAGGTCATTGGTATCTTTATTCTACTACAGAGAAACCATTTGATAGTTATCCAAATGATAAATACCCTGAAGACTGTTACGAGAGATTTAGGAAAGCATACAAGCTACCTAAAGGATATCTTAAATTATTGACTGATGCTGGGTATCTCGATAAATACTACCTAGATGATGGAACTCTACACTTTCATTTTTCAGAAAATTGTAGATTGGGTGGATTGTTTGAGGAATAAATAAAATGAAGAATACATTAAAAAGTGGGATTACTTTAACAAAGTTTTTAGGTTGCATAAAAAAAAGTGCAATGTCTAAAAGAAAGAGTGACATAGGTTCAGCAATCTATGACATAAGTCTTTTTATAGATAAAGTAGATGCCACCGATATAGATAGTTTTGACTCAATGATTTTGATAAAACTAGATATGGTTAAAAAATTAATTATCGAATCTAAAAAACTAAGAAATGAGTAGAACATATAACGAGCAATTCTTTAGTACTTTAGAGTATATACAAAAGTTTAGAGATACACTTGCTAAAAAAGAGTTGCTCAATAACATACAAAATAAATATCAATTAACAGAAGAACAAGCAAAGGATATGGTGGACAATTATGAATAAAGATTATCTAATACCAAGTTTTATAAGAAAAGGAGAATTAAAAATGGACTTAGAAAAGGCGATAAATAACTTGGAAAATGAAATAAAAAGATATAATAATGGAGATAAAGAAATTACTCTTTTATCACATGAAATGAACTGTAAAACTTTACAACATTTTAAAAGAGTAAAAAAAGATAAAGAGGTGGGCAAATGCAAAGAGAATGTAATGAATACTACGAGGATAACGAAGTGTGGTTAGATGATATTATAGAGTTTAAAGATGCAGTTAAGACTATTGACCTAGCAAAATATTCTCACAGTCATAGAGCATACTGCGAAGAAGTAGAAAGATTATTTAAAGAAATAGTGTTGTCTGATGTAGATGAAATAAAATTTATGCAAAAGTCATATGCAAATTCTATGGCTAAAGAAATAATCTATGATGAATATGGCGATACTAAAAAAGAAAAAATTAATGAACATGGTGATGTAATCAAAGAGGAGAAAAACAATGATAGATAAGTTCAATGAAATATGGGATTCAATACCTGATATTGCACAAGCAATAATAGTCATGTCAGTCATTTCTATATTTTGGATATTTGTATTAGGGTAGTCAATCTTTTAAATTACTGAGTACTACAGTATAAGTTTGACATTCATCTGCCCTTGAGAGTCGCTAAGTTCACCCTCGTTTACTTAGTGGCTCTTTTTTTATGTCTTTTTTTCTGTTAGATTGATGATATAAACTATGTGAGAATATTATGTTTCCAATAGAATTAATATCAATGCTCGTATCTACAGTTCTCGGTGGTGTCTTATCAATTATGGCACAGAAATCTAAAGATAAGGCAGATGAACAAAAGATGCTTATGCAAAGAGCAAATTTTGATGCAAAACAAAAAGATAAGGCGAGAGCAGTTGATGACCCTTTCACTAAGAATACTAGGCGATGGATAGCATTAATTTGTGTGGTTGCTATTTTGGTATTGCCTAAGTTAGCCCCATTCATTGATTCTGATATGCCAATTTATGTTGGTTATACAGAATCGGTGATGCAAGGTTGGTGGATATTTGCCTCAAGCACAGACATAACTCAATGGAAACCAATGACTGGTCTAGTTATAACTCCATTAGATACACATGTCGTTTCTAGTATCGTAGGTTTGTATTTTGGTGGTAGTTTGGTAAGGAGATGAGAACAATGTTCGCTTTTTACAAAGAGGTTATTCTCATTATGTTATTTATAATATTGGCTTATGGCATATCTGATGCTTTAGCTGATGTCACATCGAGTGGCTCAACAACCAATACTCAATCTAATAATGCTGGTTCAAATACTGCCATAACTGGTGGCTATGAAAGTTCGACCACCTATCAATCAGGGTCTAGTTCTAACAGTACAACGAATAATGAAACTAATAATTCTACGAATCAAAAAACAGCAGTCAATAGTGCATCAGCACCAAGCATGAGTGTTTATGGTCAGGATAGTTGTGTCGTTCCTCTAACTGCTGGAGTTACACTGATTGGATTCTCAGGAAGTTTTGGCTCTTACCATTTGGACTTAGATTGTCAAAGAAGAAAATCAGTCAATATGCTTTTTCGTTTGGGCATGAAAGTGGCATCAATTAGTCTTGCCTGTCAAGATGAAAATATTTGGAAAGCCATGATGAATGCTGGAACACCTTGTCCTGTTGATGGATTAATTGGCGATAAAGCAAAAGCAAGGTGGATTGAAAAAAGAAAAACTGAACTAAAAAATACTGGCGATAATAAAACCAGTATGACTTGGAATGATTAGAATATTGCTATTATCATTGATATTATCTAGCTGTGCGAGTCATTCTGTGACTTTAGGCGAGATGAAAGTGTATGGGAGTAACGAGAATTGGGTTTACGAACCAACAAAAGAATGAGATACTTATTTATATTCATTTGTTTTCCTATAACCCTGTTTGCCGAGCAGACAGGGAACTTGGTTATTAATGGAGATTTTGAAAATAACAATTCTAATAATTGGACTACATCAGGCGAAGTCCAAGTTCTAAATGATTGTTGTGGCTCAAACTATGATTTGGAGTTTGGTCTGCAAGGAAGTATCGAGCAAGACTTTAATTTAACAAGCAACAATATAAATCAGTCTATGCTAGATAATGGCATTACTTTAAACAGTTCTGTCTTAATGCAGAATGGTGAATGTGGTGTATCAGGTTGTTGGGGTGGTCAAGGTGGTGCTGATTCTTTTACAATCAGATTACAAATAAAAGACTCTGATAATAATATATTATCTACGACAACACAGGAGAGATATAATGTCACAGGAATTAATGGCAAAATTTTTGAAAATAGTGTCACACATAATGGTTCTAGCTCGAACATTGGAAATATTCATATTAGTGGTTCCGATACTAATGGTGTTGCTGGTGGTCTTGGTGGTGCTAATGTTGATGATATAGTAGTCAGAATGACTTACGACCCTGTTGTCTTATCGACTACACAAACTACTCACATCGCTACAACCTTTCAAGAGATAGAAGAAGTATTATTTAGCAGTGTTGAAACAGTAGAGTTTATCCCTATAAAAGAATTTACTTTTGAAGTTTATGAAGAGCCTGAAATAATTTTAGAAGTATTTGAAGAAATATTTATTGAAGAAATTAAAAAGGAAGAAATAAATACAGGGATAATAAGTTTATTTTTTGAGCCTGTAGAAACAACAACTGAGATACCATCAATAGAAAGTTTTGAAGAAATATCAATGGAGAGTATAATAGAAGTATATGAAGAACCAAAGACCCTCGAATCGTTCACAACAGAAGTCGAAATCGTTGAAGAAGAACCTAAAGGAACAGAAGTCGTTGCTCTCGCAGAAGAAATTACAGAAACCCCAAACTCTGAAAGAGTCACTGAACGACAACCTGTTCGAGAAGAAGTTAGCACAGCAAATAGTGAATCAACAGAAGAAGAAGTTGTTGCCGAAGAAACCAACGAGTCAAATGAGCCATCAGAAAATAATGCTAGAGAATCAGTTGAAGAAACAGATGTTCAAGAAACAGAAACAGCTCAATCCGAATCTAGTAACGAAACAAGAACAGGAAGTGAAGAATCTAACTCAAGCGATAACGAAAGCGAACAAGAAGTATCAGAAAGCAATGTGGATAGTGAAACTGATACTAACAGCACAGAAGTTTCTGAACAAACTATCGAATCTATTTCAGTGGAAAAAATTGCAACAAAAGTTGCCGAAGTGGTTAAAGAAATTGATAAGCAATTAGTTGTGACTAATATTATTGTTGCTAAAGCTATGCAATCAAAGATAAATATTGACAGTTACAGTTCTATCAATAATAATTTATTTAATAATCAAACTATTATGAATGGTGGAAGTTATGATGAGTTCAGAGAATATGTTGATAACAGAAATATATATCAACAAAGCCAAGTCATTTATAATGATGAATTTAGCCAGTATCAAGAAAAGATTGATGAGGCTAAAGCAAACACCATAAGAGCAGTTGAACATTTGAGGAAGATTCGTGGATATTAAAACAATAGCAACAGGGATAGGATTAGTAATTACATTTGCTGGTTTGTTCGTATTTCAAGGGCAACTAATACAAAGGATTGATGTACTTGAATCTAAATCAGCACCTGATATTAAACCATTAGAACAACAAATCGCTATCAATGAGGCAGAAATTAAAGTCCTCAATGCGATAGTATCGGAGATGAAAGCAAAAAGGGATAATCCATTATCCCAATAACTATTATTTATTAGTTTACTTTTTTGCCTACCCAATCTCCATCAAATGAGCCATCTTTATGAAGTTTATTCCATGAATCATACTCCTCTATCAATACTTGATATGTATTCCATGCATATATCTCAATAGGTAGATGATTTGGATTTGCTCCTAAGTATATTTCCTCGTAGTTATTTATGTACCAAGCTTTTAACTGCTCTACTGCCTCATCTCTGTTATCGTACACACAATTTGATACAGCATTTCTTCCTTTCCTATCTCTATACATAAGTTTGGTTATTATATATTTTTTATTTTTTTCCATTTTATTTATCCTCGTTTTATTTAGTTTACAATACAATCATATCATACTTTATACTAAAAGTATATAGTTATTTTTATTGGGTTAGATTTGAGGTGTTAATTTAGAATTAATATCGTGTGTGAGGCTCTTAATAGACTCATTTTGACTGTTTTATCTTAAATTAGTATGAATATACTATATAACTTCGCTACAGCTAAAAGAAATGCCATATACAGAGATTTGGTCTGCTGTCCAAGATAATTCGTTAGAGTCCATTCTCATAACAGCTTTTGTATTTGCATAAGCTATTGAAGAATCATTTGCTAATGCTGTTTTTAAAGGTGGCTCAATTTCTACTGTAGCTTGACCACTTCCATTAGAAGTGCAATCAGCAGTTATCATATGAAGTTTTTGAGTAGCACCTGAACCGAACTGTATGTAATCACCAGCTTTAAAAATGACTGTACTCGCAGTAGCATTTTCTACCGATATCGAATAAGCACCAACCGAATGAACTCCATTGACATTAATTACTGAATTTAATCCACCACGAATTGTTTTTGAATCAGGGTCGCCCAATAAAAATGTTCCAGCACGACCATGAAGTTGCATAAAAAATACTTGCCAAGCATATGCCTCATCTCTTTTCATGGGTGGAAGTTCTACAGTAGTAGTCCACATCGCACCACCATAATCTGCACTCTGACTAGAATAATTGAAAGGAGATGTGCTTACAGCTACAGTTCTTACTATTCTCCATTCTGAAGTTCTAAAATTACTCGGACTGGTTGGCATGGTTAAAGGATAACTTGGTGCTGTCATGAGCCGAATGTCCTAGCAAATGCACCACCGCGAGATTTAGCCTCTGCTACTGCACCTACTGTTTCTTTTTTAATTTGTGGCATTAGGTTCTGTACTTCTGCTCTAACTGTGGGTACGATTCCTGTTGAAAAATTTAATGATTGATTAATGGTGACACCACCACTACCCATCTTATCGTTTGGAATAATTGTACCAGCAGACTTAGGCATAAACATCTCTGCACCTTTTTCTCCTACCATATAAGGAACATTAGGAGATACAAAACCACCACTGGCTCTACCCATTAATGCTGTTCTTGCACTTTGTGACCAACCAAAACTTTGATTTTGAGCTCCCATACTAACTGATGAACCAGCTCCAGCAGTAGATGGTGTACCAAGTCCAGCAGTAAATAATGTCACTGCACTACCTAAAATTGTATCTAAAAAACTACCACCACCTCCACCACCACCCATTTGAACTAACTGCGCCATCTCTGATTTCATAGCTTGTAATTTTTTTGTTAAACCTATAATCAATGGTTCTATAATCAATACATGAGTAATTGTTGAAACTATTTGTGTGATAACACTTCTAAATATATCTTTCATTGCATCTCTAAAACTACCACCTGAAACGATTGCTGTAGCAAAAGCATCTGATATTGATTTACCAGCATCTTCGAATGATTTTTTAACTTCTATTAATATATCTTCTACTTTTTTCATAGTTTCAGCTAGTGCCATAGCTTTCTTTTTATTCTCACTCATTTCTTCAGCACTTTCTCTGACTGCTATGCTTTTTAAATTATAAGCACTCGTAACACCTTTAACTAAAGATTCTTGTAATTCAAGTTGTTTAGCATTTTCATCTAATGTGTTGTTGTATTTATCTAATGCCATGTCAATGCCTACGAATACTGCTATTGCAGTTGCTAATTTTGCAATCAACATAGCGATACCACCAATACCAGTCGCAATCAAAGCAGTTTTTAGAGCAATCAATGATTTAGTCACACTCATGACTCCTTGTTTTATTTTAAATAATGCAACTACCATTTTTACACCAAAGGTGGCAATCATTAAAGAAAATACAGCTTTTAAAGTTGTGCCTAAAAAAGATAATGCAGTTCCGAAACCCTCTACTGCTGATGCTAATACACTTCCGATATCACTTGCGAATGCTTTTATTTTGTGTTCGTTTTCTTCTAATGCTTTATTAAAGTCATTCATCTTATCTTTTAACTGTGCGAAGAAACCATCGCCTACTGCTCTTTGAAAAATAAAAAACTTATCACCAATCATTGATACTGTACCAGTCAATGTCTTTGCTAATTCATCTGTAGCATTACCAAACTTACCACCCTTGCCGAAAACTTTTGAGAATGCCTCGGCAGTTTCCTCAATACTCACAGTAGCACCCATTTGGAAACCCAGCATTTGTCGAACACCTTTTTCTCTAAACATATCAGCAGATGCGATACCACCAGCGAATGACCTTTGTATTTGTTCTGCTGTTGCTTGAAAAGATAATCCTGTGATTGAGGCAACATTACCTGTTATTTCCATGAGTTCAGCTAAATGGTCAGCATCATCTGATACTACAGCTAACGAACCTGACCCTCTTTGTATTTCTGCTAGACTGAAAGGCACTTTAGATGCGAATGTTGCCATGTTATCAAAGGCTCTAGCTCCCTCTTCTGCACTACCAAATAATGCTTTTAATCTTACATTCAGATTTTCTATTTGAACTGCAACATCTACAAAACCTTTAACAGCGATAACACCAATAGCACCAGCAACTACTGAGCCAACCTTTAAAGCAGTCATTGCGAATTTATCTAAAGATTTATTGGCTCTGTCAAAGCCACCTGACATTTTTTTAGATGCACCTGTGACAGCAGTATTTGCCTTTGCTAATCCTCTTTGTAAATCGCTGATGTCAGCTTGGACTTTTACAATTAACTTATCTAATTCTGTTGCCATATCTTAGTTTTCGTTCATTTCTATAAAATTTACTGGGTAATTACCTTGACAGATTAACACTAGAGTTAGTAATCAGGGTACATTTCTTTCAATTCTTCTAGTTCTGACTTCTCCATAGGTTTGTCATTATTTCCATTATATTCTTTAAAACCATTGATTGCCATAGTGATTTCTTTAATTGACATATTCCAAAAGCACTTAGGAGATAAGTGCATCATTCCAACACAGACTTCAAACCATCTTTCTACAGGAAGAACTTCACTTCCTTTTATGACTCGCTTTTTTTTTCATCTTCCTTTTCGCCAGTGTCTAAGGCTAATGTAAGTAAATCTCCAGCAGTTTTAATAGATTCTATAAGTCCTAAATCAGAAACTAATTTTTTTACATCTGAATCTTTTATATCATTTCCACCAGCACGAATGCTTAAAGTCATTATAGTTATAATTTCCATAAGACTTAATTCACCAGTAGATAATTTATTAGCTACTTTAAGTATAGAAGTTCCTAAAGCACTCTCAATCCCCATGATAGTATCAAGCGACATTTTCGCTTTATAACTTACATCATTTGGAAATTTTAGTGTCGTTTCTGCTTTTAATAGGTTTGTCATTGTTTTTATCCTCGATTGTTATTTTTAAAGTTTCTTCTCTTTCTCCTACATCTTCTATAGATTCAATTTTATAATCTTTTGAATCTATCGTAACATTAGTAGATTTAAGAAGTTTCAAGTCAAACATCATTTCTATTTCTATCATGTCGTTTGACTTATTAACTTGTGCATTAACTTTCTTACCATTTATAGTAATTTCAGTTTCTTTCCACATTACATTACTCCTAGACTGTTGCTATAGTTATTGCACCAGCAGATTCAAATGATAAAGAATATTGAGCTGAATCATTGTATTCACCTGAATATTCCATACTTGTTATCTGAAAAGCACCAGTAAAGGTGTTGTAGTCAGGAACAAGGAATTGAAAATTTGAAAATGTTGAGGCACTAAAAGCAGTCAATACTGATTGATGTGTAGCACCATCATCAAATATTCCACTTCCTGAAATACTAAATGATTTGATACCAGCACCAGCTAATAATGTTCTTACTCTTGATGAGTCTTTGTTTGTTATGTCTATTTGTTCAGAATTAATTGTGATAGATGTACTTCTTAAAGCACCAATGGTAGTAAATGTTTCTGGACTACCAGCATTACCTATCTTCATTAAAACTGCACTACCTTTTTGGACTGCCATTTTATTACTCCTATTTAGTTGTCATATACAGTAAAGTCTATATTCACTATACCATGTCTTGTGATACCATCAACCTCTGTCATTGTTGTTGCATTATTTACATAACTCATAACAGATGATGCCCCACTTACAGATATTGTAGCATTATTGACTAAATTGTAAATTCTTTCCATAACCTCTTTGATTTGCTTTTGACCACGATATTGTGACCAAACTTCTATATTTATGTTATATATATTGCCATCTAAAGTTGTAGTTCCGACATTAGTTATTGATTCAGTTCCAATAATTACATAAGGATATGCTGTATCTTGGGGTGCTGTAGAATCAAATATTTTATTATTTCCTACTAAACCATCTAATGTACTATCTCCTGAAAGTAAACTAAAAATCGCAGTCTGTAAGTCAAAAGAGTGAAATCCCATTATTTAATTCCTAAGTTCTTAGCAAACATCTTACCGAATATCTTTGTATTTCTGTATGCTTTACTTTGTTTACCCATAAAATATCTTTTAAATTTAGTTTCTAAATCTTCAGCATAATCCATATTAGTGCTGACTAAACCTAGACCCTGTCTAATTCTTTTATACTGTATGCTACTTCTTAACATTCCTGTATCTACTCTTGGTGGATTTCCTACTGATGATGAAGTATGTCTAACACCATTTTCTTTTGTTCTAGTTTTACCAGTCGCTGGTGATAATGTCATTTCTAATGCTATTTGATTTCTAAAATAACTGCCTGTAGCATCTACCCAGCGATTCTGTCTAGCATTATATTTTTTGCTGACAGCATTAACTCTCTTACGAATATCAGATTTTATTTCTACTCTAATTCCCAAATGCTACACCTTCTGTTGCGGTTATCTCTTGATATCTTTCTTTACCTTCATCTAATATTTTTATGTTTGTGATGTCAAATGTTTTAGAACGATAGAGAAGTCTGTACTTGGTTGTGAGTGCCGAGTAATATCTTATTGTGAATTTAAAAGTTCCTGTGGCTCTTACTTGGTCGCCAAATAAACCCTCTGAACCTGTTGTGTTCTCTACTTTGCTCCAAACTGTTGTAGCAGTAGACCATGTTGTTGATGTACCACCACCAGCATCAATACTACCACCGAGAGTTTGTAAAGCGACTCTGTTTCTAAACTCGCCGAGATACATGATTAGCCGATAACTCCATATCTATATGTTTTATTCGTTTTATAAGGATTCGTAGATAATTGAGTGACTACGAAAGGTTGTAATAATGCTGTAGCAGAATATGGTGCTTTGACTGATTTTTCATTATCGCCTCTATTTTCAAATAGATAACTACCATAAATAAGACATGCTTGTTTAATTTGCATAGGAACAGCAGTATTATCTCCATAACCAGCAACATATTGTATTTCAAACCCATTGACTGGTCTGAGTCCTGTTGGATATGTTTTTCCTGTTTGTAATGTGAATCTACTTGGAACACTTGCATTATCTAATCTGTAATTTGATGTCGCCCATGTTGTCGCTGTGTCATCATCTGAATAATATTTAGCATGAGTTATTGATGCGACAGGAGAGAAAGGTAGAAGTATCGGTCTTTTATTATAAACTAAATCAATCCCATCATACATTCCCTCTTGTATTGGAACATTAGAATCTGATAAATCATCAATAAATAATTGATAAGTAGTAGTACATAAAGTTCTATGAGTGTATTCTTTTGCCCATGAATCTACTGTTTGCTTAATAATATTTAAAACTACATCATCATCTGATGAATCTACTTTCAAATATGCTTTTAGTTCAGCTAAAGTAATTGCAGAATCAGTTTGAGCTGTGTGTATTTTAAGTCCAGCCATATTTTACCTCTGATAAAAATATCCTATTATGATAGCAACAATGCCACCGAGCCATGCTAACAATGTTACAGCACCACGACCTCGATTCATGACTGCCTCTACGACCATTATTCTATCTTCTAAAGCTGTCATTTTATTATCTAGTTTGACCATCATGTCAAACAACTGTTCGTTAGTAACTTTCATGTTGCTAGTGATATTGTTCCATTAGTTCCGACCATGGGCATCTCAGCAAAAGCCATGTAAATATATTTGCCACCATCTGTATTTGCTTTACCATCGCTAGTTGTAATTCTAAATCCATTGCTTTCAAAGTTTACAGTACAGTTTGTTGATGAGGTGTTATCACTAACTTTAACTGTTCTTGTTCTTGTACCACCAAGACCAAAACCTGTTAATCCTGATACTTTTGTAAACCAATCCTCAGTTTGACCCCAGTTTTTAACCATTATCCATTTTGGTCTAAATCCACAATAAATTCTAACTCCTATGGCATTACCATTACCTATATAAAATCCAAACTTAGAAAATCCTTGTTTTTCTGCAAAACAATAAGCGATACTTGCCACTCCACTAGTATTGTGATGTGTTTTATTTCCTATAGACCATACTGAGCTTGTAGGTTTTGTGTCATTCCAACCACCAGCATCATCTTGAAAAGCACCTGTACCAGCAAACTGTATTAAGTCTGTTTCAGTATCAGAATATATAGTTGTGCCACCATTAAATATATCTCCATTATCTGCAACAGTAGTAGATTTTGCTATTATTACTTTTGGAACTGCTCCTAATCCATGTCCGATTGTGCCATTAGCACCTGTACCTGTATAAGTGCCAATAGAAATTCCAGCAGTTGTATTTACTTGTAGTGTTGATGTTATAGAGCCATCTGTATTCGAGCTGGTTGTTCCACCATTAGCTTTCCAACAAGCACCTACATAATCATCACCATCATTGTTTGTATTTTCTATATTGCCAGTTAAAGTAAATCCATCTGAGGTATAACTTGCTACATAAGTTGTTGTATCATAGGCAGATGAGCCACTTGGAACCCAGTTTTTTGCTGTACCCTCTGTAGAATTATTTAAGACTGGGTGTCCATTACCATTATATCTTTTAATCAAAAGAGCATCAGGTTTGAAACCCATACCAGTAATTGTTTTTGTGCTATCACTTCCGTCCCATGTAGGGCAATCAAAGTGGTCTGATACTTTTGCTATTGTTGTAAATGCCATATTATATTCTCCTATCCATAATCCTTAATGTTCTTTGTGCAGATTGCATAGAATCCAGCTGGTACATCATATTCAAATATACCGACTCCATTATCATCTGCATTTCCACTAGCTACTGCTGTTGCTCCAAAATACCCATTACCGAAATTACATAACATTCTAGCTGTTGCTCCAGCATTATTACTCACTGCTGTAACAGTAACACCCCAAAAATCATCTCCTTTAGCAAAAGT